AAGGACTGTACGTCCATGTTCTGGAAACACCCAGGATCGCTGGCACACAGGTTATTGGCAGCAGAGTTGTTTGCCCTGTACTAATTCCAACGATTACAGAAGTTGCAAATTGATATGAGATTTTTTGACTCAAGACAAGAAATGTCTTCTTATTTAAAAAATCATTTGAAAGGTAAGCACTATTGCTACGCTTTGTATCACAATGACTTACCCTTCTACATCGGCAAGTCTTGCAGACCTGAAAGAGTGATGCAACATGAGATTGATGCGCTAAATAAAAAGAATATAAACACTTTCAAAGAAAGCAAAATAAGGAAATTACTCAGACGTGGCGAAAGAATAAAATATGCGCTCATCGCGGAATTCACAAGTCAGTTAGAAGTTGATAACGCAGAGAAGAGTCTTATATTGTTTTACGGAAAGATTATAGATAGTTCTGGAATATTAACAAATATCTTAGACGGTGGTGAGGGTGCTGCTGGCAGAGCTGCTTCTGATAAACAAAAAGAAGCAATCCGTAAACACATGATTGGTAAGCCCAAGACATCTATTACGCGCCAAAGGTTAAGTGACAGTATAAAAGAACATTATAAACACAATTCAGGAACATTTACAGGTAGGCAACATAGTGAAGAAACTAAAAGCTTGATGTCGGTGTCACAGACAGGTGAAAAGAACCATTCTTACGGTAAGCGAGGCTCTGAAAGCCACAACTACGGTAGGAAGCACTCCGAGGAGACTAAGAAGAAAATAAGTCTTGGTCAAGACAAAGAAAACATGGCTTGGTCGGAAGAAGATAAAGCTAGGCTCAGAGATTATTGGTCAAATCAACCACTGATGACTTGCCCACATTGCGGTAAAGCTTCTTCTTTCAAGGCAAGCATGGTGCGTGCGCACTTTGATAATTGCAAGCACAGTTTAAATAAACAGCAAGACAGTTCTTGCAAGAAATAAGGAAATAATATGCCGATTATCGCGAAAGGCGTTAGCAAGCAAATTGCTATCGCTAAACAAACTAATTTTGATACCCCAGCAGCAGCAGGTACTTCTCGGTTCTTACGTAGAGTTACTGGTAACTTTAACTTAGTTAAGGAGACTTATCAATCGGGCGAATTAAGGCAGTCTCAGCAAGTCTCTGACATGCGGCACGGTGTGCGCTCTGCAACAGGTGAGCTAAACGGTGAATTGTCAGCAGGCTCTTACTTTGATCTTCAAGAAGCATTGCTTGCTCGTGATTATACTGCTGTTACAGCTATTTCTGGCTTGACGGTTACAGTAGCTGCTTCTGGTACAAACTACACGCTTACCCGTGGCGCAGGTTCGTACCTAACAGATGGTTTATCTCCCGGACGTGTTGTACGTTTTACTGCTGGTGCACTTGCAGCACCTAACCTAAATAAAAACTTACTGGTTATCTCTGTAACTGCCTTGGTGCTTACTGTAAAGGTGCTTAACAACAGCGCAATGACTGCAGAAGGCCCAATCGCTACTACTACGCTAAGTATTCCAGGTAAGATTACCTTTGCGCCCCTGTCTGGTCACACAGATCAGTCTTTTACAGTAGAAGAGCGTTATACAGACATTGGGCAATTTGAACGCTTTGATGGCCTAAAAGTTACATCAATGAATGCCAGTATTCCTGCTACTGGTATGACCACTGTTGATTTCAGTATGATTGGCAAGGATATGGGGCGTGCAGACGTTACTCCATATTTTACAGCACCTACTGCACAATCCAGTACAGGTATTATGGCTGGTGTAAACGGAGCTTTGCTGCTCAATGGTACAGTTGCTGCATTAGTCACATCTGCAGATTTTAGCATCGAGCGTGCTACTGAAAATGCAGTGGTTGTAGGTAGTAATTCGCTAGCTGATATTTTCACTGGTCGTATTACAGCTTCTGGTAACCTGAGCATCTACTTCTTGGATGGTGTAACTCGTGCACTGTTTGATCAAGAAACAGAGTTTTCACTTGTATTTGCTTTGACTGAAAATAACCTTGCTAGCGCAAACGTAATTTCAGTTCTGTTCCCAAGAGTAAAACTAGGTGGTTTCGAGAAACAAGATGCTGAGCTAGGAATTATGGCTTCGTCTCCATTTACTGCTTTGGAGAATTCAGTAACTACAGGTGGCTTACCGACAACAACAGTTTTGATCCAAGACACAAGTTTGTAATTCGATTTTACAATATTAAAAAAAAACCCCTGCAAGCCTTATTGGTTTGCAGGGGTTTGTTGTTTGTAATAGAATAGCTTTAAAACGTATTTTAAGGTGCCTAGAAGTTTTTGTTTGTTGTGATTAGTAGTTAGCTAACAAAGGCTAAAAATTGCTCGTACCAGTCTTCGATTGGCATTTCATCAGGAAAACAGTCTTTTTCACTAATTTGACCTTTTTTCCATTTTTCTTCAAAGAGAAACACGTCATCCTCGATTGCGTTGATAAATTCCTGAATTTGCATATCACTCCTTTTGATTAAAAAAAAACTATTGTAGCATACAATTTGACTAACTACGCTTTATTTTCCATTTTATTGGTTTTCTGTGCTTGTTTATACCAGCCCCACTGATAACCTCACCCTTGGTACTTTTAAGCTTTGAACTATTAAGTACAGAAATGTAGAAATCAGCCCAAGGTTTCAACATTGCACTTTAAAACAAAAAGCCCTTACATCTGCGGAGCAGATACACCGTATAAATTCTCCAAGACTTGCATACGCAACGGTTTTTCCAATAAATTGCGTAGTAATTACAAGATTTTCACAAAAGTATTTTAAATAAAAATAAAAAGAGGCGAATGCCGATACGAGCGATAGCGATATTCAAGGATTACATCCTTTTTGTGGAAAGCTTAAAAGCAAGATTATTTTGTTCAAGAGGTAACTCTGTAACATATTTTATGTTACAACTTATTTATCTGCAAACGCGCTTTGCGCTTAGAATACATTTTTGTTTTTGTATAATTAATATCTAGATTGTTAGTTTCCTGTAAGGTTGTCAATACACCGGCGTAATCTTTTGCAGAACTTACTAGGCTAGAGAATAAGCCCAATTAAACGAACAATTCGTTTAGGAGAAACAATTTGCAGAATGTTTTCCTTTCAGTTTAGTCCACATAAGGTTTAGTGTAGCATATTTCGAAACAAAAGTCAAATCAATCCGACAGACGGTACTGATCTGCAGATAAATGGTATTTATTCTTAAAATCACACTTGTCCCAGAATTGACATATTTTGTGCTAATTTGGGTTAGACATTGCGTGTTGTTTTCCCTTGATTTTATATACTAACCATGTTATAATACATTATCGCTGAAACAGGTATCTCTACCTATTTGTAGTGAAATTAACAAAAACAAAAAGGAAAATTTAACTAATGTTTGATCCATCAAAAATTCAAGCACATTCTTACGGCTTCAACCCAACTACACCAGTAGGTGAAGTATTGAAAGATGTAACTATCACTATTCGTGCAACCTCTCATCCAGAGGTAAAATCAGCAGCGGATGCTTTTGAGCTGGAAGAAGATAACCGTGAAAAGATGCTTATCCGTAAAGGTCGCCGCGCTACTGACAGCAAGACCGAAGAGGATGTCGCTTGGCAGAAAGACATCCTAGTTAGACGCATTGTGTCTCGTGTAGATAGCATCGAAGGTATGGAAATTGAGGGTAAGCCGATTGGCAAAGATCGTGCCCTGATCGGTAAAGCAGTTGGTGAATATGATTGGATTGCTATGGAGATTTTGAAGGAGTCAGCAGAACCTGCTAACTTTTTTCGAGGACGATCTAAATAAGGCGCTTGATTTTGTCAAGCAGGAACTTGAGTTTGGTTCTGAAAATGACCCAAACTCGCTGCGTTCCCAGCTTCGCAGTGTAGAGAAGCAAACAGGCCAGCAACCAAAGCAGTTGCAAAACTTAGTAGAGTTACCCCAGCGGTGTATAAAAGTATGGGTGTATTTCAATGCCTTGAGTAACAAGCGCTCCCAAGGGTTTGTAGGGGATAATCCAATTCCATACACAGATATCCTTGCTTACTTTACACTGCACCAGATTACACCAAAAGAATACGAACTATGGTTACTTGATAGATTTGATATACTGTATCTTAATCATCAACGTGCCAAGCAGAAATAATAACAAAAAGTATAAATAAACTTTGCCCTAGAAATAGGGCATTTTCTTCAAATGTCTTGTACCAGATATTTGAAGAAAATAAGTGAGAAATAAGAAATAAGGTAGGGTTGTCAAGTGAATAGAGAAGAATTTTATGTGTATATCCACTACCGAGTAGATTCACTTGAGCCGTTTTACGTTGGTAAGGGTTGCGGTAACTGCTACAAAGACGCTATCAAACGCAACCAGTACTGGCACAGGATTGTAAGTAAGTGTGGATTCATACCAAAAATTTTACCTCTTGTGAGTGAAAAGCCTCGGGCTTTAGCCCGAGGTAGATGTCAATAATAATAATACAGAAGGAGGTTATCCGTGTTAGAGCTTTCAACCCTAGTCTTCAAAGTCGAGACCGGCGCTTTAGATACTGCTATTAAAAAGCATAAGGAATTGGCTGCGATACAACGTGAGTTGGGTAAGCCCTCCAACACACCAAAGTCATCCAATAGAGGTGGTGGTTCAGGTGAGGGTAAGCAATTAGACCTGCTCACTAAGTTAGATAATCTCTACAAGGACTTAGCACAGGGTGCGACTCGTTGGGAAGCCTCTCAACTGCGTGCAGCACGTCAAATGGGTGTACCCCTTGAGTCGGTAAAAGAGCAGCTTCTTGGTATCCGTAAACTATCTCAAGACCCCTTTGATTCTGCAATTGGTTCAGTTCGCAGTATTACTCAGTATTTTGAGCAATTGAACAATCGTGTTTCACTTGCAAACGAAGGCTTACTTCTCACAGCAAAGCAACTGCGCGAGTTTAGCCGTATTCCGTTTGAAGTAGAAGGACAGATGAAAGCAGGTGGTAAGTCACCCAAAGATACTGACAACGGTGAGTACCTTAGAAGAATTCAACAGGAAGAGAAATCATACATTGGTACCGCTAAAGCAGCTAATCAGCTTGCTTCTGCTGAAAAAGGCAGGTCTGACGTAATTAAGCAACACGCTAATGCAAATAAATTTCTTGCTGCAGAGATGCAGCGAGTTGACGCTGTGCTTGGCGAAATGAATAGCACCTACGGTTTGAATGTTAAAACTCAGCAGAAGTCCGCTGAACAAGCTGCTAATTACGCAGCTAATCTGAAAAGAGCAGGTGTCGAGGGACAACGTGCTGCTGTACTGATGGAAGACTATCGTAAAAAGATTTCTCAGATCGCAGACATCGACAAGAAGCGTGCCGGGGAAAGGTTATCAAATGCTCTAGCTCCCCAAATATCAGACGTTGCGGTGTCTCTCGCAGGTGGAATGCCTTTGCATCTGGTGATGATGCAGCAAGGTTTGCAAATCCGAGACTTGATTGGTCAGTCTAAGATTGATGTAAAGGATTTAGACGCTGTGTTCAGAAAGTCCATGAGCAACATGGTTACATCTATTGGTGGTACTGTTGCTGCCTTGGGCAGTCTTGCTTACGGTGGACTAAAAGACGTAGGTTCAGCAGTTTCTGACTTTGGGATTAAATGGTCTGGTCTTGGACTTGGACTTGATGCAATTGTTAGGAAGTTTCCAGCGCTAGCAGGTGGGATATCCGTAGCAGCAACTGCTCTAGGTGTTTTCACTGGCGGTCTTATGGTTGGTGCAATTGTTTTAATTGGCGCATTAGTCATGGAGTACGTCAAGTTAATTGGCGCAAATGATACCCTAGTTAGATCACTTGCTGTAACTGGTGGCGTATTTGGTGTAGCAGCGTCTAGGAGTGCAGCCTATGTTGAGGGTCTAACCAAGGTTGGTGCAACTACCCTCGATGCAATTGCCATCATCGGTCAAATGGCCGACTCTGGTAAATTTACTGCTTCGCAGATTGACTTAGTAGGGAAAGCTGCTGTTGACATGGAGCGCTATGGCGGTGTTGCGATTAAGGACACAATCAAAGCTTTTGAAGACATGGCTAAAGACCCTGTTAAAGGTTTAACAGAGCTAGCAATTAAAACGGGCGATGTGTCCCCCAAGACTTTGCAACTTGCATATGATCTACAAGAGCAAGGTAAAATGGCAGATGCCGCAACAGTGGCAGTAAAAGCTTTAGCAGGTCAAATGGTCTCTTCTACTGAAAGAATGCAACACGCCCTACACCCTTTAACTAAGATGTGGATAGATTTGAAGCATACTGTATCTGGTGTGTGGTCATACATCGGTAATGTCATAAACAAATCGATGAATGTTGGCCCGGAGATACAAAAGACTAGAGACGCTATTGAAAATATAAAGTCAATTCAGAAGGGAACAGGCGGTTTGCTGACCATGCTTGCTCCTAAGGATTACATGCAGAAAGAGCTTGACTCATTAGTTACTAAGCTAGCCATAATGGACAGGATAGATCAGACAGAAGTTCACGGTCAAAAGTTACGCTCTGAATCAGCAATCCAAATCAAAAAGAACGAAGAAGATGAACTTACTTACATGAGTAAAAAAGAAAAAGCTCGTAGGGAATTGGACAAGTTAGAAAAGGCTAAGGCTGCTCCAGGTAGTAAGATTAGCGATGGAGCTTACCTTGAGAAGAAAAATGAACTTGAGGGTCAATTAGTTGACAAGGGTGCCCGTGCGGAATCTAATAAACAAAAAACTTACGAACTGAGTGTTCAGGAGAAAATCAACGATGCTTACAACCAAATGGTGGGTAACGCACGGGAGTTGACTGTACTTGAGAAAAAACTTTTAGACATACGAGACGATCCAAAGTTTAAGAATTACTCCCCAAAAGAAAAAGCTGCTGTGGAAGAGCAAGTTAGATTACTTAATGAAAAAGCTAAAGCAGAGCTTAAAGTAAAATCTGATGCCGATGTAAGATTAAAAGAGCAAAAAGAATCTGAGAAAGAAATGGCAGACCTTTACAGGGAGTTATCTATCCACGGTGAAAAATATGAGCAAGTACTTTTAAACATTGCAAAAGCACGAGCAAACGGTGCAGTCACTACCGATGAGGAAGCTGATAGATTACGTAAGGAAAATCTACGTAAAAACTCTAACGCTTATAAGTTTGGTGAGAAGACCAAGGAAGACCAGCAGAAATCTGGTGTTAGCTTACAAGCTCAGGAAGAGGATCTATATCTTCGTCAGAGCATGGTTGGCCGAACTGAACTTGCGCAACAGAAAATGCAAGAAGAATTTAACACAGAAAAATCTTTGAAAGAGGCTATGGCCGAATTAGATGCTAATCTTCTTGCTGTATCAACAGGGGCAGAGATTGGTGCAAGGGAAGAACTTGAAGCTGGATGGATTGAGCACTACAGCAAACGTATTGCTTTAATAGAAGGGGAAGCTGCACTTAAGAGAACATTGCTTTCTGAAGAAGAAGAACGTAGAAAAAACTTTGATGCTGTTGTCAAGCGTGGCTTTGAATCAATGGGTGATGCGTTAGTGGATTTCGCCTTAACAGGTAAGTCTAGTTTTGGAGATATGATCAAGCAGATGCTTATCGACCTTGCTAAAGTTGAAATAAAAATGCAGATGATGAAGCTCTACAACAGCGCTGGAGGATATTCAGGGATACTAAAATCTTTGGCGGGTATGTTCAGTGGCTCTAATTACGAAGGTGGTGGGTACACGGGTTCTTCTTCTCGCTCTGGAGGAGTAGACGGGAAAGGTGGTTTTCCTGCAATATTACATCCTAAAGAGGTTGTCACAGATTTGACAAGACAAGGTATTCCGAGTCGTTCCAGTGGTGGATCGAATGTACAAATCATTGTTAACAATAACTCTGGGCAACAAGTCGAAAAGAAAGAATCTGTTGACAGCAGAGGTAACCGTAGAGTTGAGCTTACTATCGGTGAAATGACCGCAGGGGAAATGAGCCGTGTAGGTTCTTCTATGCAGGGCTCTGTCAGTAACACATTTGGTCTACGCCCAACATTGGTGCCTAGATAATAACTACAAGGATTAAGTATGGCTTATTCATATATTTGGCCTTCGGCTTTACCACAGAAACCACAAACAAACTTTTCAGAAACTGGTGGAGTTAATGTATTGAGAACTCCTCAAGACAAAGGCCCTGCTAAACAAAGAAGGGTTAGTAAAAGAATAGATGAAATGCAGCTTTCGTTTCACATGAGTAATGCGCAATGCCAGATTCTTAAAGACTTTGTTGAAAATACTATTCAAGGTACAGCAAGATTTGGTTATGCCCATCCAATCACAGGTCAAATTCAAGAAGTTAGAATTGTCCCTCAAGAAGCTGGTCTTATGTACACGAAAAGCTACGTAATGCTAAACGTTTGGAGTGTCAGTATGACTTTTGAGGTGCTGCCCTAATGAGTAGACTTTCAACTCTTTCTTTAGAAGCAATAAAACAACTTCAAAGCCCTGATGCCGATTCGACGTTTATTACATTACTGACTATTTATGAATTGGACGGTATTACTCCAGCTATTAGACTAGCTGACAATTACACAACCAGAGTATCAGAGACTCCTACCGATGTGATTTACGGTGTTGTTAGCAGAGGGCAAAATTTTATCTTTTTGCCACTCTCTATATCTCTCCCAAGTGAAGATCAAAACGGGGCTGCTTCAAGAGCCTCAATTACGATTAAAGATGTTACTCGTTATATCACCCCGATTATTAGATCATTAACTTACCCTCCTAAGATTAAGTTGGAGCTGGTATTATCAAAAACACCTGACACTCTTGAGGTAGCTTACGAAGAATTGTTTATCAGTAATTTTTCCTATAACTCTAGTCAAATAAGTGCCAGTCTGTCAGCAGTGGAGTTAGACAGAGAACCCTTCCCTGCATACAGCTTTACACCTCAATTCTTCGCTGGACTGTTCTAGCGACAGTTAACAAACATTATTAAAATGCAACTAGACCAATACATCGGATTACAGTACAAACCCCAAGGCCGGGTTGCCCCAGAAGTTGATTGTTATGGCTTGGTGCGCCTTTTTTATAAGCAAGAGTTAGACATTGATCTACCTTCTTTTTCTACCGACTATACTGGTATAGGGGATGATGATAGAATTGCCGATCTCTTAGCACAACATAAGGAGGGTTGGGAGAGTACATCTGCCCCACAGCTAGGTGATGTTGTTGTTTTCAGGATAATGGGGAAAATAACGCACATCGGTGTAATGGTTTCAAGTGAGTCTTTTATTCACGTTCGTGAAAACATGGACTCTGTTCGTGAAGATATTTCTAACCCACGTTGGAATAAACGAATTGATGGGTTTTTTAAGTATGTAGAAAACAAAAGCTGTGTAGTTGCCGAAGGTAATGCAGTAGACCAGTGTGTGGCTGATGTACTACAATTGCCTAAGCAAAAAAGTGTACAAATGACGGGTATACCACACCCTCTACGTACCGAACGGTACACAGTTCCTGTTCCAGTTGGAACTACTGTTAAAGAGATTGTTGCAGATATCAACAAGAGCTACGACGTAGCACAAGAGTATAAAGCTACTTTTGTTGTGATGATCAATGGTGTACCTGTTTCAGAGCATCTATGGGAAACCACTGAGGTTCAGGAAGGGGACGCTATTGAGTATAGATGCGTTCCCGGCAAGGGTGCAGGGGGTGCAATTATAGCAATAGTTGCTATTATTATAATTATTTATGCACCCTACTTAGCGCCTTACCTAGGGAGTGGTCTTACTGCTGGTATGTCTGCTGCTGCAGCTGCTAGTACTCTTACTGTAGTTCAGGGAGCTATTACTTTAGCTGGAATGGCACTGTTACGCTACAGCCAGAAATCCTCACAGCAGTCCCCGACGGGGACAGACCCCGGAACAGCACAACGGCAGCTAATGGTATCTGGTGCTGCCAATAGGAGTAATCCCTACGGTGCTATTCCTGTAGTACTTGGTAAAGTGCAAATGACACCCTTGATTGGTGCTCAAAACTTTCTGACGTATGAGAACGACAGAGACAGCTACTTGTCAATGCTGCTAATATGGGGGTTTGGCCCACTGGAGATTTCTCCTGCTTATAAGTTTGGCGAAGTTCCTATTTCCAACTTCACTGATTATGAGCTAGTTACTCTTGACAGAAAAGTGGAGCCATCTGCAGCAGTATCCTACGATTTTAACCGTCTATACGGCAAGGATGTTGATGTAAAAAATGTACAGCAAGTACTGGTTTGTGAAGGTAACCCTCAAGTTGCCGTGACACCCGGCCCTTGGACAGAGGTATCTAGTAGTCAACAATCTCAAACAGTAACATTGGCATTTCACTTCCCAGAGGGCTTAAGGTATGTTTTCACCGGTGGGTCAAACGCAGGGGTGTCAGATGGTTTTAATGTCCAGATTGAAGTCCAAAAAAGTAGTGACGGAATAACTTGGTCGCCGCTGGATATAATAGACTCATCTGTTTTTGCCCCGCGTCAGGTTACCGAATACGTCCCGATACGTGTACCGTGTGCTAGTTCTAGTGGTTTTTGCAACGATGGTGAGTTTGTTGTTAAAACAGTTATGGGGGCTGTTGCAAAGAAGGATGCTTTTACTTTAACCAGAACTTACAAGACTCCATACCTTTTTCCTAATGGCCTTAAATTCATAAGGGTAAGAAGATTAACAGGTGATAATCCTGAAGATGACGGTAGGTATAGGTTTTATTTTACAAGTGTTCTGCAAAACGTAACATTTACTTCCAATCAGTCTCCTGCAATTGATCCCCCTAACTGTAAAATTGCAAAGACTGCGTTAAAAATTAAAGCTACAGATCAACTAAATGCAAGCGTTGAGGGTTTTAATTCGATTGTACAAACCATTGCACCGACTTGGAACGGTTCTTCGTGGGTAGATGCTGCCACAAGTAATCCTGCTTCTCTTTTTATACATGTGCTTACACACCCTGCTAACCCAAAAAGAAAAACTCTTTCTCAAATTAACCTAGTTGAATTAGCAGAGTTTTACACTTACTGCCAAGCTAAAGGGTTCGAGTACAACTCTGTAGTAGGCGCACAACGTAGCTTAATGGATGTCTTACGTGAAATCTGTCTTACTGGCAGGGCCAGTCCTCTGCAAAAAGATGGGAGATTCACAGTAGTAATTGACAGAGAAAAACCAATATCTCAGCATTTCACCCCCCACAATAGTTGGGGATTTGAAGCAGTAAAAGCATTACCAGAACTACCCCATGGTCTGCGTGTCCAGTACCTAGATGAAAGCAAGAACTATCAAGATGCTGAAATCATCGTCTACAACACAGGCTACAATGCAAGTAATGCTTCATTGTTTGAGAGTATGCAGTTTCCGGGCACCACAAAAACATCGTTAATAATTGATCGTGCACGGTGGGAATTTGCTCAAGGTAAACTTCGTCCAGAAACCTACTCTTTAAATACAGACCTTGAATACCTTGTCTGCAACAAAGGTGACAGAGTCAAAGTCACTAACGATGTCCCTTTGTGGGGTCTTGGTGGCGGTAGAATAAAAAACAGAGTCTCTTCAACAGTGTTTGAGCTAGACGAGACCGTACCGATGGAGGTTGGCAAGACCTATACAATACGTGTTCGTGGTGTCACAGGTGCAAGTACTACAGTTAATTTGGTTACGCCAGTAACTTCAGGTAACTACTCACAAGTGACAACAGTAAGTTCTCTAACAGCACAACAGTGCTCTCCACTTGATCTTTTTATGTTTGGTGAAGTTGGCAAAGAGGCGCAAGACCTGATTGTTTTGGGTATAGAGCCCTCTGAGAACATGAATGCAAGAATAATTCTAATGGACTATGGTGTTACTGACACATATAACATCTTTTCGGACTACGCAAATCAAACAGCCAACTTTGTTTTTGAAACACAGATCTCATTACCTGCAATAATTACAAGCGATTATTTTGGTGTTAAGAAACCACAGATAACGACTATTATTTCAGACGAGTCTGTAATGGAAGTGGTTAGTAAGGGTGTTTTTCAATATAATATGTCGGTTGGTTTTACCAACGAACAGGGCCTGTCAAACAACGTGTCACATGTAGAAATGCAATATGATATATCTGCTAATACGGACTCAATTAGCGCAAAGGTTGCGTCTGCTATATACACAGCAGGCGCAGTAAACATCAAAAATGTAATCGAAGGAGAGACCTATAAAGTAAGAGCTAGGTATGTGTCTAGGCTTGGTGTTACAGGGCTGTGGAGCGCATATACAAATCATCTTATTGTTGGTAAAACAACACAACCTCTGGGGGTATCGGGGTTCACAGCAACAGCGGAGAAGTCTTTAGGCAAGGTCAGGCTAAGTTGGAATACAAATTCTGAACCAGATTTACGTGGTTACGAGGTTCGATCTAACTTAAATTTTGGTAATGAATCTGGTAAGATTTTCTTTGGCGAAGATAAAACTTGTTTTGCAACACCGCCACTATTACCCGGTTCTTCGGCTACTTACTACATTTGCGCAATTGACTACGCAGGTAAATACAGCAGACAAATTGAAGGTACTACTTTCACCTATACAGCCTTGTCGGACGTTAGTAACGTGACTTACACTTTTGCTGATGATTCACTGACAAGTGCAAGCGTAACATTATCATGGGTTGAAAGCCCATCTGTGTTCGACACAGAGTACCTTAGAGTTAGTTACGGTTCTGTTGTTAAGGATATCAAGTCGAACACTGTTACCTTACCTGCTGATTGGCTAGGCAACAGGACTTATACGATTCGTACTGTAGATATTCTAGGGAATCAATCAACAGGTACAACTGTAACAATCGAAAAGTTACCTCCATTACCTGTTGTAAACTATAGATCACAGGCCATTGATAATACTGTAATGTTGTACTGGACTTTACCAGCTCGAACGAGTCTCCCTATTAATAGTGTACTACTTAAGAAAGGAAGCTCTTGGAATACTGCAGCACTGATAGGAGAAAAGAAGGGCGAGTTTACTACAGTTTTGGAATTGAAATCAGGAGAGTTTACTTACTGGGCAGCGACCATTGATACTGATGGCAACGAAAGTGTTCCTGTAAGCTTGACTGCTCAAGTTTCTCAGCCACCTGATTTTACCTTCTTTGGAGATTTTACATCGTCGTTCGGGGGTGCCAAGTTAAACGCAGTGTTTGATGTTGATGGTGTTGTGATGCCTATTAATTCTACAGAAACTTGGGAACAGCACTTCAATACACGAAGCTGGGCATCGGCACAGGATCAGGTACAAGCGGGTTACCCGATTTACATTCAACCTACTGCAAGTACCGGTTATTACGAAGAAGTATTTGATTACGGGACAATTTTGGCAAGCAGTAGAGTTACCCTGAACTACAGCGGTTTAAACGTGATAGGTTCACCTATAATTAGGACTGACATTTCTATCTCCGTAGATGGGACTACCTATACCAATTACCCTGCAGTATCCAATGTTTTTGCTACTAACTTTAGGTATGTCAAGATTCGTGTTACTGCAAATTCTACTACTCTGACGGACTTGTATAAGCTTACCTTCCTACAGGTTAGACTTGATGCGAAACAGCAGTACGATAATTTCACGATTACTGCACTAGCTACAGATACTCTGGGAACAATTGCAAATTTTGGTACAGAGTTTATTGATGTCGAAAGCTTAGTACCGGGCGTGAGGTCAAGTACTCCACTGATTCCTACTATAGACTTCAAAGACAGTGTACTTCCTGCGACCTACTCAGTGGTTTCAAACGTCTGCACTGTTACTAGCACTGCACACAGTTTTATTGCAGGGCAGAATGTGAAGGTTGCCATTATCAGTGGAACAGGGGTTAGTAAAGTCTACACTCTTACTTCAGCTACAGCAAATACTTTTACAGTAGGTATGGTGACGGCAAACACATCGGGGAGTTGCTCTTTGTATGCACAGTCCTGTAGAGTGTATGTCTCAAACCTAAGTGGTGCAAGAACTACTGCTATTGTTTCACTGAGTCTTGCAGGGTATTAGGATTACCAAGTCCTACCGACTGATCTCAGTAGGGCTTAGTATATTGGCGTGTATGTGCACTTTTATCAACATTATTAAAATTTAAGAAATACAAAATATGGCAGATTCAAATGATCTAACCAAACCCGTGGTCACTACACCCTATGCGGATGTCTGGGATACATCTAAGTCTAACAACTTGAGTGCTTTGAAAATGGACGGCGCTATAGGTAAACTTGGTAGGGTGCAGGGTGTGCGTGCTATTACTAAGCCATCAGTAGGTAACATTGCAGTTACTGAACTAGATGCTGCACTAACTACACAAACCATTTTTAACAGTGAGAACTTGCTGAGCAAGACAGCCACTACTGCGCAGACTGTTGCTAGTCCTCTAACGTTTACCAGCACACTTAACGTCGTCGGCGCTATCACTGGTTCTATAAACGGTAACACCACACTTTGCGGCAAAAGCACGTCAATTCAAGGTCTCGCCTTAAACACGCTAACCGCGCCGGGTGTGTACTCCTACGCGCACGGCAACGCGGCCAACACCGACGCGCCTACTGGCTACAGGAGCATTGCTTATGGCCAATTTAAAGAGACCAACGACTTAGGTGCAAATTTTGGCTTGCAAGAAATTATAGGTGATGCCAGCGGTGGCAGCATTGGTAAGCGAGTCTATAGGTGCGTCTCTAATCCGGGTACAAACAATTTTTTAAGCGCTGAATGGATCCAACAGTACACTAGCAAGGGGCGCAACATTGAAAGTGGGCTTACTGACGACGGTGTTACGGCGTTGCAGGTATCTAGTTTAAGTGCTGGCAGTTTTAAAATACTGGGTGTTGGCGGCTTTTACGGGACATTCCAGTCTGTAGGTAGCGGCGGCGACGCTATGGCTTTTAGCCGAAAAGCGGCGGACGGTGGGGGCTTTTATGGGTACATTGGGGCAGACAATAGTCTGCTTTTGAGTCCTAATCCTACGGCTTCTTCCCGGATTACTGTACGTGGTGATACCGGTGTTGTTTTATCTGTTGGCGGCGCTGCGCCCTTAGTAGCCGACAGTACAGGCGTGTCCGTTACCTCTATTCGGGCGACTGCGCAACCTGCTGCTTACTTCAGCCTAGTAAACAACACAGGCTCCTCAGCTTTTGGGGCGACGGTCAGCAGCATATCTGGGATTAGCGCAGCCGGTGCTAACTTCACAGTCAATAAGACGGGCAGATACCTGCTGTCTATGGGGGAGGTTGAGGCAAACTTTTCGCCTTTCGACGCTGGGTTTTTTAAACTCGTTATGCAAGTAAATGTCAACGGCCTTCCCAAAACTTTTATTCGCGTACTAGGTGATGGGTCGATGTGCGTCGCTACAGGATGGTCTTATGCACTTTCGCTGCTTGCCGGTGATTTTGTTACGCTTGTAAAAGTTGACCCTACCAGCGACGTAGTGAGCCAAGCAAGCAGCCTTATACAAATCAATTAATACTTATGAAAAACTTAACTATTACACTTTCGCAAACACAATATGATCTAGCGTGCCTGCGCTTGCTAGACCCTCAGGTGCATTTGCAAAATTTTGCAAATTGCATGGTTCAAAACGCCATGCAAGAGTTCGGTTTTGCGCAGCAGCCGGGTGGCGGGTACACAGATGAGGATATTAATTCAGCATTGGCTTTGCCAAGCGCATCGCAACGGCAGGCCGAGCAAGAAGCAAGACAACAAAAAATCTTGGAAAAAGAAGCCGTCAAGGCGGAGCAAAAAGATGCAATCGAAGACGCGCAGCGAAAACAAGAGATTGAGCTAGCTGCTGATGTTTTGCTGCAAGCCAGGATGCCCGCTATTTTGACTGGGTTAAGGCAAGACCTAGATCAAGCGACGAAAAGCGCGCTGGCAACCAGTGCAATTGATGCAACGAGCCCTTCTGTAGATCACAACAAAGTTAAAGGCTAGCATGGCCTCCCAGTAGTGGGAGTCCTTGGGCTTCAGCCCGGGGTGGATGTCAATGAGCTAAGATTAGCATCTACCTCAGGCCTGAGCTCGAGGTTTTTCAGTAATAAAAGACAATGTGCCAGCCCTAAATAAACTTAGATACCAAGAGTAAAATGGACGATATAATTAAACTATATGAGTATACAAAAGGTATACTAGGGCCAATGTTAGCCATAGGTGTAGCGGCTAGTGCATACCTATACAACCAGCGAAACGTTAGTAAAAAAGACTCTGCTGATTCAAGCGGGCAAATTGAAGCACTGGATGTCTACAAAGAGTTGCTTGCGAACGAAAGACTTGCCAAAGAGCGAGAAGTTACAAGGGCAGACTTATTATCCAAGGAACGTAACGATGCACACCAAGAATTGTGGTTACTTAAGGGGCAATTACAAGCCATGACAGAGCAGATGCAAGCGCAGCGAATAGAACTAGATACTCTACGCAAACAACTTGACGAGCTTAGAGAACAAATCAATCACAGAGCATAGGGGGTGTTAAAATGGAACAGAGTGACTTCGGTAGCTTGTCAGCTACACTTGGTAAAAGTAGTAGACTGTATACTTGCCGTAAATGGGTAGAAACTGCAGCTATACTTCTAGGTTTAATTGGCGGTGGTACTGGCTTAGGCTACTATTTTGGCATACAGCAAGGAGAAGCTGTGCATTTAGCAGAAATTGATCGACTACGGGATGCTTATCGGGATAACCTGTACACAATTGTACAAGATGTTAAGTCTGCAACTACACAACTAGATGATGCTGCTAACACTGCATCTGTGACAGCTCAGAAAGCAGCCAAACAATCAACCAGAGGTAAACCATGACTGATGTTTCAGAATTTACACTAGAGCAGTTCAGGCAATCTACAGAGTCAACCACTGCCAATGCTGAAAAGTACTATGTCTTTGTTAAAGAGTTGTGCAAGCAGTATGATCTAGCAACTAAGCTGCGCTTGTGTGCGTTCCTATCACAGATAGGGCACGAGTCTGCTAGCTTAGCTGTTTTAACAGAAAATCTCAACTACTCTGCAGAGGGTTTATTAAAAACTTGGCCTGGTAGGTTTAAGACGCTAACGGTTGCTCAACCCTACCACCGCAACCCTGAAAAAATTGCAAACATAGTCTATTCTGACAGAATGGGTAATGGTGCAGAACAGACTGGTGAGGGATGGAAGTACCGAGGTAGAGGGTTAAAGCAGTTAACAGGTAAAAGTAACTATCAACTGCTTACTAATGCCTTAAGTGTTGACTTCGTTACAAGACCTGAGTTACTAGAGCAGTCCGAGTTTGCAGTAAAATCTGCAATGTGGTTTTGGTCTAGCAATAACTGCAACAACTACGCAGATAAAGCCGACATTGAAGGACTGACTCGCAAGATCAACGGCGGTACTAATGGGTTAGCCGACAGAATTAGACGCTACAAGCTAGCTCTAAATGCGTTTAAACAGTATAGTTAGTAGGAGTTCTAGGTGGATAATTTAAAATGGTATCACGTTCCCCTCTTGGCTTTATTCTGGCTGATTGATGTCCTCCCGTACAAAGTCAAACAATGGCTAAAAAGAGACAAACCATGAATTTTTTAATGAACCTACTTCCAGGTGCTATTTGGACAAGGTTGATCGTATATACATTGATTTTGGCTTCAGCGCTGGCAGGAATGTGGGGGGCTTACAACAAAATTGACCAAGGTGGTTTTAATCGTGCCATGACTGAGCAAGCAGTGTTGCAAGCAAAGCAGCAAAAAACTAACCAAGAAAACGCACGGTTTATTGAAACAAAATATATTCAAAAACAAGTGGTTGTCAACCAAGTAATTGCTAAAATTGAAAAGGAACTTCCTAGTGCTACGAAAAATCTTACTGGCTGTGTACTCGGTGATGATGCTGTCAAGCTGCTCAACGATGCAGCGATCACCGTCACTAATTGACCCCCCACCTGTTACAGCAGTACAACCTTGCGAGACACCAACTCTTTTTCAAAATGGTACTACTGCACAGGACTTAGCAGCTAAGTCCTTGGCTTGGATTAAAAGTTACGGTTGTGCGGAAAATAAGAGAAAGATACTACTAGAGGCATGGCCGAATTAGATTCTATGTCAAACAAAGACAATAAACCTCTGCAAGCCTTAGTTGGTTTGCAGGGGTTTTCTTTGTTTTAAATTAGACACTAGCCCCGTGGGTGGGTGGTTTACCAATAATCTTGGCCATTTCATCTTCTTGACATCCACCACGGGCTAAAGCCCGAGGCTTTCCGCTCACGAGAGGTAAAATTATACACAGCATCATATTTATTAATAAATGCTTGGGGAGTTGCCCACATATCAGTAGCACTTGAAAAATAAACTTTTTTCACACTATACCTGCTTATAAACAACAGCTAAAAACATATTACATGCCTTTGACATCCACCACGGGCTAAAGCCCGAGGATTCCCACTACTGGAAGGCCATGCCCGGCCTCGGTGCCTTGCGGCACCTCATTCGCTGTAGTCTCAACGGCGCTAGCCTCCTCTGCAGCGGGTAT